TTATCGCAATCAATATCATTAGCTGTTAAGCCAACATCGTTTAATCCCAATGAACAACAAAACAATATTGTAACAGAAATGACTCAAGCATTTGGATCAATTAGTCAAGATATTGTCAGGATATCTCAAAATTTAACTGATCCTTCTAAGATTAGCGAGAGAGAAGATGGTGTTGAAACAATCACACGCCGTTTCCAAGAACTGCAATCAAGAGAAACTGACTTTGCAACAAAAGCTGAAACTAGTTCAGCCGAATTACAAGTTGCATTGAATCGAATAAGCGAAAAGCTGTCAATGCCCACAGGACAAGCAGTAAGTCAAAATGAAGAATTTAGAGAACTAACCAATAGCATAAGTGCAGGGTTAGGTGAATTAATCAGTGAATCACGACGCGGAAACGAAACCCGAAATCGTATACTGCAATTGTCGCAGTCATAAAATAAATATGTACACATGCAAGGAAACTAAATGAGCTGGCGCAAATATTTCAAAGTAGCTGACACTGGTGGTCAGCTAAGTCCAATTAATGGTTCAAACCAGTTCGGACTACCAGGGTACGGCAAGCAAACCGGCTCATCAAACTCCAATGATTTTTCTTTTAGAAACTATGCCAGCAGACTACCGGAAGTATACAGCGGTCATCCAAACCGTATTGAGCGTTATAATCAATACGAAAATATGGATATGGACAGCGAAGTTAATGCATGCTTGGATATTATTTCTGAGTTTAGTACACAAATAAACACACAAAATAGAACTCCGTTTGATATTCAGTTTCAAGACAATCCAACTGACAACGAAGTTAGAATTATTGAAAAACAATTAAAGCACTGGGTAAAATTAAACGACCTAGATCAACGTATTTTTAAATTGTTTCGGAATACAATCAAATACGGCGACCAAGTGTTTATTAGAGACCCCGAAACGTTTAAGATGTTTTGGGTTGATATGTCAAAAGTAGTTAAAGTAATTGTTAACGAAAGCGAAGGAAAACGTCCTGAGCAATACATTATAAGAGACATTAACCCCAATTTTGAAAACCTAACAGTAGCACCAAAAACGTCAACAGACTACACAGTTGGAACACCAACAGGTGGTGTTGGTGCACCAATGAACTATAACTACCAAGCATCAGCACAAAGCCAAGGCAGTAACAGCGGACGTTTCCAAAAAACTGTAAACGAAACATGCATTGATGCAAAAGATGTAGTACACATGAGTCTAAACGAAGGTTTAGACATGTTTTGGCCGTTTGGTCAAAGTGTGCTAGAAATGATTTTTAAAGTGTTCAAGCAAAAAGAATTGCTTGAAGACGCTATTCTAATATACAGAGTACAACGTGCTCCTGAACGTAGAGTATTTAAAATTGACGTTGGCAACATGCCCAGTCACATGGCAATGCAGTTTGTTGAGCGTGTTAAAAACGAAATGCACCAACGCAGAATTCCAACAGTAACAGGTGGTGGACAAAATTTAATGGATGCATCTTATAATCCATTAAGCATTGGTGAAGACTACTTCTTCCCACAGACCGCTGAAGGACGTGGCAGTAGTATTGATACTTTGCCAGGCGGTCAGAACTTAGGTGAAATTGACGATTTACGATACTTTAACAATAAAATGGCTCGTGGATTGCGTGTACCAAGCAGTTATTTGCCAACTGGCCCTGATGATTCACAGACACCACTAAGCGATGGCAGAGTGGGTACAGCATTAATACAAGAATATCGCTTTAATCAGTATTGTGAAAGACTACAAAACTTAATAGTTCAAAAATTAGATGATGAATTTAAAATGTTTTTGGTGTGGCGTGGATTTAACATTGATTCAAGTTTGTTTAATCTTTCATTTAATCCTCCGCAGAACTTTGCAAGCTACCGTGAAGCAGAACTTGACACTGCAAGAATACAGTCATTTACTTCGCTTGAGCCAGTTGCATACCTGAGCAAGAGATTCTTAATGAAACGCTATCTAGGACTTAGTGAAGAAGAGATTGTAAACAACGAAGAGCTGTGGAGAGAAGAAAGAGATCTAATGGATGAAATCGAGCCAACAGGTGAAGATTTACGCAGTGTTGGTATTACCCCTGGCGGTATTGAAGGCGACATAACTGCTGGGGAAGAGCTTGAAGGTGCAGATATCGAAACAGATCTAGGACCAGATGGTGCACCTGGTGCAGCAACACCGGCTGAACCACCAGGTGCAGCAACACCAGCATAATAAATAAAATAACATAAGGTAAAGCGAAAATGATTTTAACTGAACTATATGAAAAAGTGCCAAGCGGTTATCAAGACCTTGAACAAGACAATACTCAACTTCAAGCGCAGGATATGCGTAAAACTCGCTTAACTTTGTTCCAAATCAACAAACTTAGACAACTAAACGACATACGCAAATACGAACAAAAAAAGAAGATAGAAAAGATTAAACAACAGTATGCACCACCAGCTGAAGCACCAGTAGTCTAATTTTTTCTGAAATATATGCTAGTTTTTTAAAAAAACCGGGCTTAATCGCCTGGTTTTTTGTTTTGCAGTAAATATATTACATACTTTTTACCCTTAAGGAGCCTCTGACATGAGCAAAGACAAGTTTGAACAACTTATTGAATATGTCATCAACGATGACGAAGAAAAAGCACGTGAACTCTTTCACCAGATTGTAGTTGAAAAGAGTCGCACAATCTACGAAGACATTATGTCTGAAGAAGAAGTAGACGAATCTGAAGAGCTTGACGAAGCTGCTGACGAGGAAGTTGACGAATCTGAAGAGCTTGAAGAAGCTGCCGATGAAGAAATTGACGAATCGGAAGAAGCAGTTGACGAATCAATTGAAGATATTGAAGAAATTGGCGGCGATGCAGCTGACGACTTAATTGATGAAATTGAAGTTGACGAAACAGGTATGTCTGAAGCTGACGACGAAGATGATGGCGAAATGCACGATGAAGAGCATGATGCTGAAGATCTTGAAGATCGTGTAGCTGATTTAGAAGACGAGCTTGATGAACTAATGTCTGAATTTGAAGCATTAGTTAACGATGACGCTGAAGAAGCTGATGACGAAATGGGCGGAGACGCTGAAATGGTCGACGATACCGAAGAGCTTGACATGACCGAGCTTGACGAAAACGTTGATTTAAAAGCTGCGCCAAAGCCAGTTACCGGCGAAGAAGGTAGTGTTAATAAGAAATCAGCAGTGGCCGCAAATGCAGGCGCTAAAGGTCCAATTGGCAACTCTGTTAAACCAGTACACACTGGCAAAGACGGTGGCGGCAAGCATGACGCTGCAGGCGCATATTCAAACAATGCATCTGACAGTGTAGGCACAGTTGGTAACACACCTGCTCAAGGTTCAGCAAAGCTAAAGCCAGCTACTAAGCCTCATTTAGCACAAGCTGATGGTGTTAACACTAAGTCAACAATTTAACAGGTAGGGATAAACGATGCTCTATTTAAAAGAACATCTCACCTTTACAGATGCCAAAGCCCAGATTCTTGAAGAAGATAACGGCAAAGGCGGCAAAGACCTTTATATGAAGGGTATTTGCATTCAGGGTGATGTTCGTAACGCAAATGAGCGAATTTACCCAACAAGTGAAATTTCTAACGCTGTTGGTCAGATTAATGAACAAATTAAAACTGGACATAGTGTACTAGGAGAAGTTGATCATCCAGATGATCTAAAAATTAATTTAGATCGTGTTAGCCATATGATTACAGAAATGTGGATGGATGACAATTGTGGTTATGGTAAACTTAAAATTTTACCAACACCAATGGGACAACTAGTATCTACTATGTTAACATCAGGTGTTAAATTAGGAGTTTCGAGTCGTGGATCGGGTAACGTCGACGACAGAAATGGACATGTCAGTGACTTTGAAATAGTCACTGTTGATGTGGTTGCACAGCCAAGCGCACCCAATGCATACCCAAAAGCAATTTACGAAGGTCTTATGAACATGAGATACGGGCATAAGTTGTTTGACATGGCAAAGGACGCAACGGTTGACAACAAAGTACAGAGATATTTGAACAACGAAATTAAAAAGTTGATCAAAGATCTCAAAGTCTAAGGAGAACACAATGCTAGACGCAATTAAGCCTCTGTTAGATAGTGGAATCATTAACGAAGAAACTCGTGATTCTATTAACGAAGCATGGGAATCAAAACTAGCCGAAGCACGTGAATCTTTACGAAGTGAAATTCGTGAGGAATTTGCCCAACGCTATGAACATGATAAGTCTGCAATGGTCGAAGCCTTAGATCGCATGGTAAACGAAGGTCTTGTTAGCGAGATTGAAGGCATTGCTGAAGAAAAGAAAGCAATTGCTGAAGATCGTGTTAAGTTCCAAGCTAAAATCAAAGAAGATGCTACAAAATTTAATAACTTTATGGTATCAAAATTAGCTGAAGAAATTAACGAGCTACGCAAAGATCGCAAAGCCCACAACGAAGGACTTAACAAACTTGAGTCTTTTGTTGTTAAGGCACTTGCTAACGAAATCAAAGAGTTTGCACAAGACAAGCGTGATGTTGTTGAAACAAAAGTACGTTTGGTTCGTGAAGCTCGTGGCAAGCTGGAGTCATTGCAACAGAGATTTATTAAAGAATCTGCTGCTAAGATGTCTAAAACCGTTTCCAAGCATCTCAAAGCTGAGTTAAATCAATTGCACGAAGACATCAAGATTGCTCGTGAGAACAATTTTGGTCGTCGTATCTTTGAAGCATATGCAGCTGAATTCAGCACTACACACCTTAATGAAAAGGCAGAAGTGCGTGAACTTCATCGCTTAATTGACGAAAAGAACAAAAAAATACAAGAATCTGTTGCGCTCATGGAGAAATCAAAAGTTCTCGTCGAGAGTAAAGATCAAGAAATTCGCATGATCAAGGAATCCAATGAGCGTAATGCTACAATGGAAGAACTGCTCGCTCCTCTAAACAACGAGAAGCGTGAAGTTATGCGTAACTTATTAGAAAGTGTTCAGACAAATCGCTTGAAGAATTCTTTCGAAAAGTACTTGCCAGCTGTTTTAGCAGACAACAAACCAGCAAAAGCTAAAGGGGTAATTGCTGAGGGCGTCACTGCTGAAGTTACTGGTGATAAATCTGCCCCGCGCCAAGACGATGATCGCAATACCAACGTGATCGACATTAAGCGTTTGGCCGGTCTATAACGTAAAATAGAAATTAAAGGAGACTTAAATGTCACAAGAACTATTAGAATCACGTTGGGGCGATACAAAGGATGCCCTACTCGAAGGTTTGTCAGGATCTAAGCGCAACAACATGAGCGTTATTCTTGAAAACACTCGTAAGCACTTGAAAGAAAGTGCATCTGCTGGTACAACTATGGCCGGTAACATTGCAACACTTAACCGTGTTATTCTTCCTGTTATCAGACGTGTAATGCCAACTGTTATTGCTAACGAGCTAGTTGGTGTTCAGCCAATGACTGGCCCTGTTGGTCAAATTCACACCTTGCGTGTACGTTATGCATCAGCTCTAACTGATAGCTCTGCTGCAGCAACTAGCGTAACTGCTGGCGAAGAAGCACTAAGCCCATTCAAAATTGCTACTGCTTACTCTACACTTGCTAGCAACGACACTACTTCAAGTGCTTACACTGGTGCCGCTACTTCTACTCTAGAAGCTAACGGTGGTAAGAACATTAGTGTTCAAATCTTGAAGCAAGCCGTTGAAGCTAAAACACGTAAATTGCAAGCACGTTGGACTTTTGAAGCAGCTCAAGATGCTCAAGCAATGCACGGTATTGATGTTGAAGCAGAAATTATGGCTGCTCTAGCACAAGAAATTACTGCTGAAATCGACCAAGAGATTCTACTTTCTCTACGTACTCTAGCAGCAACTGAGTTCACTTACAACCAAGCAACTGTTTCAGGTACTGCTACATTCGTTGGTGACGAACATGCCGCATTGTCTGTTCTAATCAACCGTGTTGCAAACTTGATTGCACAGCGTACACGCCGTGGCGCTGGTAACTACGCAGTTGTTTCAAGTGCAGCTCTAACTGTACTACAAAGTGCTACAACTTCAGCATTTGCTCGTACAACTGAAGGTACTTTTGAAGCACCAACTAACACTAAATTTGTTGGTACACTAAACGGCGCAATGCGTGTATTTGTTGACAGCTACGCTGCTGACACTACTCCAGTTCTAGTCGGTTACAAAGGTACTTCTGAAGCAGACGCACCTGCTTTCTACTGCCCATACGTACCATTGATGAGCAGTGGCGTTGTACTAGATCCTTCAACTTTCGAACCAGTAGTCAGCTTTATGACTCGCTATGGTTTCATTGAGTTGACCAACACTGCATCCAGCTTCGGTAACGCAGCTGACTATGTTGGCGAGATCGCAGTAAGCAACTTGTCATTCTCTTAATATTATTAAGAGGTAAAAAAGTAATACGGAAAAGGGCCGCAAGGCCCTTTTTTGTTGAGTAAATAATCAACTATGGAATTTAACAGATTAGTTGTAAATGGATGCGGGTACGTTGTTAGCTATGTTAACGGCAACGGACACATAGAACTTGCTAACAAACTTAACATTAAAAATTCTCACAGTTTAGCAATGAACAATAGTTCAAACAGTCGTATTATACGAACCACACTCAAAGACTCATTTACTAAAGACAAGACATTATATGTTATTGGATTAACGTTTTTGGGAAGAAACGAATTACCGATTGCAAAGAAAACACACATGCAAGAAGGAACATGGATTAGTTTTCAAAATAAAAAATCCTTTAAAAATGTTGAAACTATTTTAACTGATCTTGAATTACAAACTCTATTAGATTTAAAATTAAAAATTGAAAAAGAATCAATAAATCAGAGACTCGAAGACTTGGTTTATAAATTGTTAGCCCTAATAGACAGTGTTAAGTCAAGAGGACATAATATAATTATTTTTAACGAAAACGATGATTTAATCAAAAGTTTTATTGATAATGTTGATATTATCAATAACATACACCAACTGCATTTTATTGATAAGTTGAAATGGAAAATGATTGAATTTCAGTACCAACACGGTAGTAAAATTAGTCTAATTGATATCAATGACAACACACTTCCGGACAGCATGAAACACCCCGAACCCGGAATCCATGCTGAACTTAATAACTTTTTACTTGAAAAAATTCAACAAATATATGCTAAATAATATTAACGCAAAGGGCGTTTTATGCTGTCTTAACCCACAGCGTAGCGGTTAAAACCCGCATTGGACTTCTTAAAGGAGAAAACAAATGGGCAGACCATTAAAAATTAGAAAATCAGAAACTGTTGATATTGGCTTTAACAACAAAGGCAGTTTAACAGCACCTACATCTTCACCAACTTTGAATAACAATCAATGGCTTGGCGTTGTGGGTGGCAACAATGGTGTTGGAGAATCAGCTACATATCCTATTCTTAAATGTAGAGTATTCATCACAGGCGAAAGCGCAGAAGCAGATGGATATATTATTCGTCAAAAGGGTTCAAGAAAGTATCTTGTCAGTGATGGTTCAGCTGAAGGTGTTTGCACTTTAGCAAACGAAGATGATGCATCATTAACTGAAGGTAACATGAATATTACACTAACATTTAGTGATTCAACTACAGTTAATATTGCTCGCTTAACAAACCGTTATGCACTTGATTATAGCAACAATCGCTATTTGATTAACTTCTTTACCGACGAAGGTACAGAAACTAAATCTGGTACTAAAGCAGATTCACTTAATCTAGGTATTGTTGAAAGTTATACATCTTAATTTTGATGTACCTATGCCCTCCTAGATAATTACTAGGAGGGTTTTTTTATGACTGAAGCATTTGTTCTTGGTAACGGTATAAGCAGAAAAGGCATTGACTTGCCTAAACTCAACTACCTTGGCCCAATATATGGGTGTAATGCACTGTATCGAGATTATTCTCCTGACGTACTAGTAGCAACTGATAAACCAATTGCCAATCACATACAAAGCTCAGGTTACAGCAACGAGCACATTTTTTATACTAGAAAACCTATTAGGGGTCTTGGGGCTAAAACTGTAATTAAAAAATATTATGGTTATAGTTCTGGTCCTAACGCTCTTGCATTAGCAGCTGAAGATGGATATAGCGTTGTATATTTTGTTGGGTTTGACATGGGTCCAAACACCAATCAAAAATTTAATAATGTTTATGCTGACAGTGAATTTTATAAAAAATCATCAGCACCACCAACATTTACTGGAAACTGGATAAGACAAATAAAAACAGTAATCAATGATTATCCAAATACAAAGTTTATACGAGTCACAGGACCAACTAGTGCAACTGTTAATGAGTTTGACGGTATACAAAATCTAACACACATGAGTCTAAGTGATTTTCTGTCGCATATAAATACACTATAAAGGAATTTTAAATATGCCAACTTACAAAAAAATTAATGGTGATTATATTGTTGAGTCAACTTTGCCAGGCGGCGAAATTGCAATGTCTGCAACATCTATTAGACTTTCGGCCCCGGTACAAGTTGGAACGTTTACTACCGCTGAACGAGATGCACTAGTTGGTGTTGATGGTCAAATAATTTACAATACTACAACAAACAAATTTCAAGGTTATGCCGCTGGTTCTTGGGTAGATCTGAGTTAACTCACCAACAGATAAATAACTGTAGGAAGGCTACAGTTATATGACTCAACAGGTAATCAATGTAGGTACTAGTGAAGGCTCGGGTGACGGCGATACCCTTCGCGAAGGTTTTATCAAAACCAATTCAAACTTTACCGAAATTTACACCGCAGGACCTGTTGGAAGTAATGTAAAAATTTCCAACACAACAATTACAACATTAGGAACAAACGAATCATTAACTATTGCTCCTAATGGCATTGGAACTATTAATATCACAGGTGACATAGTTCCAACAACTGACAACGATTATCAATTTGGTACAGCAAATGCCCGCCTCAGTGGCGCTTATTTTGGTTCAGCTGGCCTTGATGTACTTGGTCCTGTTGTTGCCCGCGGAAATCTTGTAGCCAATGTATTGCAAGTTGAACAAATTGATCTTGGCAATAGTTTAACTGTACCAGGAAACATTACATCAACTAGCGGGTATTTCTTAGGTAATGGTTCGTTGCTTTCGGGCATAAATGTATCATCTAATTCAATATCAGACAATAACAGTAATGTAGTAGCCACCAGCACAAATGTTACTGTTTCTGCAAATGGATCTGCAAATGTATTAACAGTTTCTTCTGGCGATGTTTCAATTGATGGTAACTTAACTGTTACTGGTAACGCAACACTAACAGGAAACATTGCTGGTGATAAAATATTCAATGGCACAACTTCGGTTGAAATACAAACGCCCAGCGGCAATGCTAATGTTAGTATTTCAGGCACCAGTAATGTTGCAGTGTTTACAACAAGCGGACTTGAAGTTTCAGGTGCATTCACTGCAACTGGAAATGTTCAAGGTTCTTATCTATTAGGTAATGGTGCATTAATTACAGGATTACCTGCAGGATATGCAAACAGTGATGTAGCTGCTTATTTGCCCACTTACACTGGAAATTTAGTTAGTTTAACTGGCGATGTAATTACAACTGCAAACATTGGTGCAGATAATGTTAATGCAACTAACCTGTCAGGAACAATAACTACCGCAGTACAAACAAATATTACTAGTGTTGGTACACTAGGTACATTAGCGGTAACGGGAAACATCACTAGCGGTAATGTAAGTGCTACTAATGTTACTGGTGACTTAACTGGTAATGTAACAGGCGCAGTAACTGGAGATGTTACTGGCAATCTAACAGGCACAATACTTACAGCAGCACAAACAAACATTACCAGTGTTGGTACATTAGATAGTTTAACAGTTACTGGCAATGTTGACGCAGGAAATGTTTCAGGCACAATAGGTAGATTTGAAACTATTATTGGTAACATTACTGGTAATGTTGAAACACCAGCAAACTCAATTGTTGTAGGTACTCCAACTGACAGCGTTCTTAATGATGGGTCAATTACAGATTGGACAGCAAATACATATGTTACTGATGCTCTAGACGATTTAAATGAGACGATGGAAAACATAAGAAATAGCACTTATGTTAAAAGTACTACCTTTACAGGAAGTCCTACCAATGGTGGCGAAGGAACTACAGTTACATTAACAATCACCAGTGTTGGAAACCCTAATCGTTACGATGTAACTTGGGGCGACGGTAGTTACTCAAATAATACATCTGACAGTACTCCAAGTCACACTTATACAGACAATAGTGGTTCTCCTTATAGTGTAACTGTACGATCATACAACAACGGTGGCTCAGGCAAAGGTTCTGAAGCATCATTTTCAAGATCGGGTTATATTGTAATCTATACTGCTGATCCAGTTGTATCATTTAACTTATATCGGGCAAGTTCAGGTGGATCAGCACTATCAGGAAATGATTTGTATGTTGATGAAGGAGATGCAATTTGGTTAGATAACTTTACAACAAACACATCAATGGCCGACGTTACCTACACTATTAACTGGGGTGACGGTACTA